ACCGGGCAATCCTCAACTGATCGCCGACCGAGAATTCGAGCTGGTAGATCGCGGCGCCGTCGGCGGTGGACACCAGAAAGTCGCGATCGAATCGCAACTGGCCGCCGGTACCTCCCATCTCGATGCCGGCCAGCGCATGGATTACCTCCCAGCGCAGCGCGTTCAGCGGATCGCGCGACCGGTTGGATCGTGGATCATCGGAGGAGCGCATAACGATGGTGACGGCCACGGTTTCGCGATACGACTGGCGATAGAGTCCGGAAATCACGTCCGCCGCGCCGCCGACCAGTCCGGCCGGGCTGACGAAGGCCGCCGGTGTCGTCTGCGGCAACTGGTTCTGGCGTTGCAGCCGTGCCAGTTCCAGGACGCCACTGACCCGGCCGCCGAAGCCCGGGATCGCCTTCACCAACGTCTCGATCGCATCCAGTTGCATCAGATGAAGCCCTTCAGGTTGGCTTCGGTCAGCGGCCGTTCGCGGTCGGTAATCCGCACGCCGTTGCCGCCGGTGCCGGGCGCGGGGGCGCCCTCGACCGACAGGGTGACGAGGCCGGTCGAGATGTCGCGCAGGGTGCGCATCGCTTCCTTGTAATCCTCCTCGATCTTCGGATCGGGCTTGAAGCGGTGCAGCTTGTAGATCGCGATGGTCTGCGCCAGATCGACCAGCAGTTCCGGCACCGTGGCCAGGGGCAATCTGTAGCGGCCGAGATAGCCGTCGATGACGGCGTCGGTGTCCAGAAGCGCCCGTGTGACGGTCTCGGCGCTGATGGTGCCGGTCGCCACCTCGCCGCGATCCGTCAGATCGACCAGCAGAGCGGTGCCGAAGCGCTCCGTCAGATGATCGAGGGTGGCGTAGGTCATGATCAGAGATCGGCCGTCGCAGCCGCGACCGCGAACATGCTGGCGCCCTGGAATTCGGTGATCGCGATCGAAGCCTCGCGAGCGCCTTTACCACCCACGTTCCGGATGGTCTCGCATTCAGAAACCAGCGCGGCGGCCAGTGCCTTGATGCGGTCGACCGATTCCAGGCGCGAAGGATTGAACCCCATGCGAACCAGTTCGGCGGCGCTGTTGGTGATCGAGGTTTTTCCGTCCGGAATGGCGGCAGTATGGATGGTAACGTGCATGGATGCCTCCTGAATGGGTGCGGGTCTCTCCCCGCCGTCACGCCCGAATTGTTGCGCTGTTGCCTGACCCGTCCGGAGCTTCCGCGCCGAGGGGCCTCACGCTGGGGTAGGACGTGTTCCCGCTGCTGGTGTTTCGGGATCATTCGTCCCAAGGGTCTCGCAACACGCCGGCCATCCGCAGTTCGGCGTGACGGGTTTCGTCGACCTCGATCGGATCGCCGGGCGCATAGTCGTCGCCGTCCATCGAAACCGGATCGGCGACGATGAAGATCCTCGTCTCCGGCTCTGCCACGGCTGCGGGGTCCGAAAAGGTCAGATCCGTGCCGTTCGGGATGAGCGCCGGCGGCTCGGCCGAAATCCTCGCGATCTCCGCCGCCAGAGCCTCGGCCGCGCCTGGCGGAAGGACGGCGGCGGCCGGCACCTCCGGCACGGTCACGTCCTCCTGTGCGGCCTGCGCGGCATCGGCGGAGGTCGCTTCGGCTTCGTCCGGGACCTGCGCCTCGGCCGTCTTCGCCTCTTCGGTGGCTTTGCTGACACTGCGGGCCATCACTGCACCGCGTTCTGAATGAGGTAGCCGACATCCTTGGCCGCCATATTCGGCCGTCATGCCCCAGGTGATGTCGCCGGCCTCGGCCGAAGCCATCGGGTTGAGGTGCAGCATCGCGATATGCTTGCCCCACGCCCGCGAAAGCGACCGCTGCTGGCCGGGGCGCGCGGTATTATACCAGGCGTCGCCGATCAGCAGCCGGCTGATGCCCTCACCCGAGAACAGCTCGACGAACTGCTCGCGGGTGATGATGCCGGCGCTGGTGACGTTGCCCTTGACCGCGTTGACCAGTTTCGGGTGCGAGGACAGTGCGGTCCAGACGTCGCGGCCCATAGCCAGCGTGTTGGGCGGGAAGATCAGGGTCTTCTGCATGCCCTGCTTGATTTCGGAAATCGGGTCCGAGTTCGCATAGTCGCTGAACTGCGAAGTGCCGGCCAGGGTCTTGCGGCGCGCGGCGTCATAGTTGGCCGGATTGTGGACCATCTGCGCGACCCGCACCTCGCGGATGTTGGCCAGCGTGTCGGTCAGCATCATCGCCGCGTGGCCTTCCGGGTCGTGCAGCGACCGGCCCTGGGCGCGGGCGGTGGCGGCGGCCTCGATGTCCGAATTCGGGATCGGGGCGTCCAGACCGTAATCCTCGACCTCGGAGGTGCGTTCCTCGCCGCCGAATTCCAGCTGCTGGACGCGGCCCTTGCGGCCGACCCGGGCGTCCGGGACGTTGAAGGCTTCGCCGATGGGGTATTCGGTCCATTTGAATTTCTCGGCCGAGACCTGCGAGCGGGGCATCACGTCGTCGGCGATGCGGAAGGCGGCGGGGTTGCGATACCCGACCGTGATGGCGGTCAGGGCGGGATCGACAACGAACGGGCGACGGGGGGCCATTCAGGGTTCCTTTCGGGGTATCAGCCGCGGATCGTGCCGGGCGCGAAGAAGACGTCGATGATGTCGCCGACGCCGCCGTGGTCATCGGCGAAGCCGACGATAAATGCCGTCGTGCCGGCGGCCGGCGCCGCGACGACCGCGAGGCCGCTGGTGTTGGCGGTGATCGGATCGCCCGCCTGGACAGTGCCACCCAACTTGACCGAGACCAGCCCGCCCCGATGAACGTCGCACATGCCGCGCGGATCGGAGCCCATCGCGTCCGCGGTGCCGAGAATGAAGGCGCCGGAGCCAACGGCGGGCTCGATCGACTTGTCGACGGTCGGATCGGCGAACACGACCAGCTGATAGCCGTCGATCTCGTCGGCGGCCTCGTAGGCGCGGATAAACGTCGGGATCATGCCTTGTCCCTCCCGTCCTGGACCGCGCGGACGGCGGCGGCATAGGTGATGTTCTGGCCGGCATCGGACATCTTCTTCTGGAAGGCCGAGGCGCGGGACACGAGGCCGACGGTGTCCTCGGCATGCAGGGTGACGTCCTCGGGCGGGGCCGCGCTGGTGGTGGCGGCGCCGGTCAGCACCGGCAGCGCCTTCAATTCTTTCTCGACCACGTCGGCATCGGCCATGTGACGCGAGATGTAGTGATCCCGCAACGGCTTCACGCCGACGCGGCCGCGCGCGATCTCGCCATCGACGAAGGCGGTGGCCTTGTCGCGCGACTGGCTTTCGGCGACGGCGTTCAGCTTCGTCGTGGCGGCCGCGAGCTCGGACTGGAGCGCGGTGATCTCGGTCGACTTGCCTACGAATGCACGCTGCGCGGCCGTCAGGATCGTGGCGTGATCGCCGCCGGTCACGCCCAGGGCGGTGCCGATCTCGGCCATCTGCGACTGCAGCGAGACGACGTCGCCGCCTTTCGTATCCTTCAGGCCGGTGACGGCGGTGACGATCTCGTCATCGCTCGCCTCGGCGTTCAGGCCGACAAGTTCGGCCAGGCGGTCTTTCAGCAGCATTGCGCCCTCCTGATGCAGCGCGGTCAGTCCACGCATGTTGGGTCGATTGACGAGGGAGGCCCGCAGGATGCGCCCGATCCGGCCATCGGCGGTGTGGCCGATCACCGGGCTGATGTAGCGATAGGCGTGGGTCTCGATCAGATCGCGGCCGGCCGGGGTCCATTCCACGCGCCCCCAGATCCCGTCTTCGCGGGCTTGCAGGGCGACGATCCAGCCCCGGGCGGGCGCGCTTTCGCCGCGCGGGGCGGCGAGGTCCAGGGCATGGTTTTCATCGAGCGGCAGCCGGTCCTGATCCTCCAGGCTGCGCTGGATCACGCTGTGGGCATCCACGATCCGGTAGGGGCCGCGCCCGTCGCGCGTGGCGATGGGCTTCTCGGCCGCCGGCAGCAGATGGATCCATTCCGGCGCACCCGAGGCGGACTCGGGCAGCGTCTGCGCGGACATGAGGGCTATGGTCAGGTCTCTCGTCATGGCGCGACAATCGCGCGATCACGAGTTTCGGTATAACCTCAACGGTTTGCGCGGCACCGGAATGCCCGCATCGCGCAACCCTGCATCGGGATCGCGGAGCCGGTCAAGTGGTCGCGGCGCCCTCCAGCCATTCGCCGATGATCTCGATAATGTCAGTCCTGTCCTGCTCTGAAACCCCGATGAACGGTCGGGGCGGGATGTTGCCCCAAGGCAGCGGGATGAAGTAATCCTGCGACTTCGGCCTTTTCTCGCTGGGCCTCGTGCGGCCCATCTGCACCCCAAATTCGCCCTGCTCGGCGCCGAACTGCATCACGGCGGCCTGAATGGCGTTCGATCCCCAGGACACCGCATCCGGTCCCGCGCGATGCGCGACCTGCTGGCGCATGGTGCTGGTCAGCCAGAGCGGATGCGGACCGTATTTCTTGCCCTCGGCCGCATAGCGCGCCAGCGTTACCGGCGAGCGCGGGGCGAAGGGCGTACCGTCCGGGCTGATGCCCTGTCTCATCCGCTGCTGCGTAGAGTCAACCATCGTCTGACCGATCTCGTCCATCGGTCGCGACATGTCGGTCAGGGCGGCCTGAAGCGAATCGAGGGCGGCGCGGACCTGGGCGTCGTTGTATTCGAGCTTTGGCACGGCTATATTCCTCCTGAAGGCCGTGTACCCCGATAGGCAAGGGGGCTGTCCGGCGGAACGGGCGGTTGATGCTGGTTCGAGTCCAGCCCGGCCTTCATTTCAGAACGCTCCCGTCGATAATGGTGACTGCATCCGTATTCAGGTCGGAGGCGAGATCGACCCATTGCACGATCCGCCCCGACTGCACCGTGTTCATTTGCCTCTTGGCTTTCTTGATCGGGGTATTCAGTTCCACCACCAGCTTGGCGGCCGTGTCCGGCATCGCATAAATCAACAAGAAAGCTGGCTCCTTGTTGCGAAGGTCCAGAACGACCGACTGCGGGTCTGTGAGGTGGTCAGGAAGGCTTTTATACCAAGACAGATCAATCGGATCGACCTTCGCTTCACGGTTGACGGTCTTCGTGGTGGGAGCGGTGACGTGTTGGGTGCCCCTAAAAGTGTGCTGGATATCCTTGTCCGTTACCGCGATCTCGGCGCTTTCGACCCGGATCCCCCGCGCCTCGGCCGCCGCCACCCATGACGGCTTCAGCGCGCCGACGATCATGTAATCCTTGCGAACCTGCCGGCTCAGCGAGTCGTCGACGAACGCGGCGAATTCGCGGGAGAGGTTGCCTCGGCTGCGGGCCGTCCAGCCGTGGAACATCGCCGCGCCGATCGGCGCCGGCAGGTGTGGCAGCTTTTCAGACAGCGCCGCGACCAGATGCGTGACCGTGGCGCCGGGGGCGTAATCCCAGCCCCGGCTGATTCCGGGCAGGTTGCCGTCACCGTCCCGCTTGTCCCAATC